ACGTTACCTATAGCTAGAATTAGTGATGGTTCTGTAACTAATGTTAAAATAGCCTCTGGTCTAGACGCATCTAAACTTACAATCGGTACGTTACCTATAGCTAGAATTAGTGATGGTTCTGTAACCCTAAATAAATTATCCCTACCATCTAATTTCCCTATACAAATGGTACAGGTTGTTAAAAGTGAAGCTGATAGTATTAGTACAGGTGGAGTATGGACAGATATAAATAACCTCTCTTTAACGTTAAACCGTTTAGATACATCTGGAAAAGTCCGCGTACAAGCAGTAATAAGTTATTCATCTAATAACGCGGACATACAATCTCAATTTAGAATTGTTAGAACTTCATCTGCAGTAGGTTTAGGTAATACATCTGGTTCAAGAGTAAGTTCGACAGCTGCAGGTGCATATCCTAACTCTGACGACGGGTTGGCATCTGTTGTATTAGATTTTATAGATACCCCTAGTACTAGTTCATCTGTTATCTATAAAATACAAATACGTACTTCTTCCACTATAACCGCATATATAAACCGTACAAATAATGATGCTGATACAAGCGTTTTTACCCCTCGAACTATTTCAACTCTCACGTTAACAGAATTGGCTTCATAATTTAGAGAGTGTTTCTTAATTATTTTCAGTATCGTTAGGTGGTGAAAAGTTATCTATAGATAACTTTATACACCTACTTTATCGGACAAGCACCACCTGCACACTCCATACTTTCAATCTCACCTTGACCGATATTAATTGAAGTAATTGGTTTAACCTTCTCAGTTAATTTTTTATACTGTTCTTCAGTAATCTCTTCGTAGGGTGCTTGTGCAAATCCGTGTTCACTATGAAGTAAGAATGAAACTGACTTAATAGATGTTTCGTAGTTATATTCAAGCCAGGCTTTAATTTCTTCTAGTTCTTCTTGACGATAATAAACTGTAACTGATACAGCATTATCTGACCAGTAAGTCTGAAGCTTTTTAACAATGTCAAGCTGCTGAACAGCAGTCATACTTTTAGCTACAACACAGCTTTCACCTGCATAACAAGGAAACTCTACAACAACTGTTGAGTGATCGTCTTTCCCATCAAAACCGCGAACATACTCAACATGATAACCAAGCTCACGACAAATACTAACAAGCTTATCACCTGAACCCATTCTTACTCTACGAATATAGAACGGTGAATAAGCTGGATGTACCCCGGGTGTAGAACCGGCAAGCAAGGAAAGTGTACCAGAGGGTTTAACAGTTGTTAGTTTAATCGATTCAGGGCAACCTTTTGTTTTAGACCACTCTTTATCAAACTTACGAAGAGCTTCATATGCTTTATCAAGCCATTCAATCTTCTCATCTGAACATTGACAGATGCCCGTAACTCCAAGACCTAAGCGCATGTTCTTATGAACAATCTTGTTAGTCTCATCATGGATGAAGGGCATCGCTGCTGTTGCTTTTTGTGTCTTATAAAGCAGGGTAGCACAATCAATTAACTCTTCAACAGAAGTGATATTATTAAGATAAAGCTCAGACAAATTACAGCACTCATAAGACGTCAATGAAATCTCTGCACAAGGATTAGTACCTAATACGTTATCTTCATTTGTAGGGTAAAGCTTTGATGACTTCATGGCACCATCTTTAAGACGACCAAACTTTTGAGATAAAGGAAGATTAAAGAAGCCATAAGGCTCCCCTTTAGCAAAACCTGTCTCTTTATCTGTTATATAACCATTTGTCCAAATCTCATTAGAGATATGTGAAAAGTCGTCAGCATAGATTGTATTATTAGACATAGCACGCCAATTAGGGATGTTACCTAGTGACCAATTTTTAGCTCTAAGATAAAGATAATCATCCGGGTCACCAAGTGCAATTTGTGCCGAACGACGAACATTACCAGCCACAACAATTGAACCGATAATATTACAAATGTCTAGTACATCTGTAGAGCGAAGCTTTTTACCTTCTCTTGATTGAAAGATCTTTGAAATCTTTTCAATACCTTCAATGAGAATACCAGGTCCAGAAGCAGTACCACCAAAACCTGCAATTCTTTCACCTGATCCTCTTACAAGGATGGTTGAGTAAGAAAAGGATTTACCATTTACATAATAAGCATCTAGCACCTTACGAAGCAGTTCAACCCACCCTTGACGAGAGTCAGGAACAATAAAGTCAGCATCCTTTGTACACTGATGCTCAATTGTAACACCCTTTTTAATTTTAGGTAGTTCGTGAATATCTTCTCTACGAATAGAGAATCCAACACCGCCTCCAAGCATCAAGTTCTCAAAGATAAAGAGAAAGGTCTTTGGATCATTAATAGAAACGTACCAGCAGTTAAGCAAAGAGTTAGCACCAAACTTCTTAACTGTTTCTGTACCTAGCTGCCAAAGCATTCTTCCGGCAAAGTTACACTTAAGGTTAAAAACTAAATCATACAAACGTTGTGCTTCTTGCGGTGTATAATCTGCACCAATTTCTTGTGCACCGTTAATACAACGGGCTACTGTTTGCCACCACTCCTCTGTTTGATCAGTACCTTCTAATTTTCGTGCATATGTTCTTTTATAAACAATGTACCCTAGACCGTTAAAGCCCCAAGGTACTTCTTTAGTGACGTATTGTTGCAGAAAAGATTCCGGTAACAGTTCAGAGGTATAGTTTGTAATCATAAATTTGACAAAGAATGGGTGTGAATAACTTAAGCTATTCTACGCCAAAATACTAGATTAATCTACTTAGTATTTTCTCTTTGGCGAATTTCCTGCACCTGGCCTTTTGTCATCCCATTTAGTCCCACCAGGGATTTGTACATTTTTGTTTTGCAGGTTAATATCAAAATCAGCTGATTGTTCAGCTTCTGTCTTTTCAGGTTTGATATTAATTTTATTTTTTCTTCTTACTGAATCAGGAACTGGTCCAGTATTGATGCCATCGTCTTGAAGCTCAAGAAGCTCAATAGGTACAGTCATTGGTGTACGGTATAGACCAGGGGCATATTCAACAATAACATCAGCATAGATCTTATCAGGTGATTCGGTACCACCGCGATAGTTTTGAGTTGTTGTTGGATAAATTGATTTAATAGCTGAAATTCTCAAGTTAAGATCAAAGCCTGGATCCATACAGGATTTCACAACATCAATAAAGTTTTGCCCTTTACCCTTCATAAATTCAGAGTTAAGAGCATCTTTTTTAAAGCGAACACGGTCTCCAATAATAAAACCGCCTTGTTGATAACGTTCTAAGAGATTTTCAAATAAGACATCAAATTTTGTTTCCATAGTAATTCTGATATTATTTATGCAATTTGTTAACTAAATAATAGTATAAATGGCTATCAAAATCAAAAACCTTGAAAAGATTGCGAACACTTATACCGAGCAACGCTTTATTTATAAGGACTTAGCTCTTGATATAGCCCAGACAAAAATTCAAGCTCCAGGTTACACATTACCAGTTCCCGGAGCTGATATTAAAGCATCATTTGATTTAGCTGCTATTACTAACTCCTTACAAAACCTTTTTGGTACGTCGCCTGGTCAAAGATTTCTTTTCCCTGAGTATGGTCTAGATTTAAGACCTTTTTTATTTTCACCGATTAATGAAGCTAACGGTAATGTGCTTGGTAATAAAATATTTGCAACTATTAGTACTTGGGAACAAAGAGTTCAGGTAAAAAACGTTGATGTAAATTTAGACCCTGATAACAACCAATACATTATAAATATTATATTGGAGGTACCTTCTCTTAATATTACAACAACAATTAATACTATTTTAGATATTAAGAGACAAACCTTTCAAGTTTTACCAACTTCAAGACTTTCATAACCTATGGCCACTAATAACACTGATCAATTTCCATTACAAAAAGGTAGTTATGTTGCGTTTGACGCCATGTCTTTGCGTCAACTTATTATTGACCGGTTAAATGAACAAAAGGTATTTACAGATCAAAACTTTCTTGGTTCAAATTTAGCTTCAGTTATTGATATTATAGCCTATTCTTATAATACATTAATTTACTATCTCAATAAAACATCTTCGGAATCTATGTTTTCTGAAGCCCAGCTTTATGAAAACATTAACCGTATTGTAAAGCTTATCGACTATTTACCGGTCGGGTTTCAGACCTCAACACTCTCATTTAATTGTTCAGCTACAAACTTGTCTCAAGGGCTTTATACTATCCCTCGTTATTCTTATCTACTAGTTAATAATATACCATTTTCTTTTAACGAAGATATAACCTTTATTAAAACCACAGATGGAGCTGAGAGTTTAAACGAAATTGCCCAACAAAGACTCTTATATCAAGGTTTTTATCAAGAGTATCCAGTTTACACAGCTGCAGGAGAAGATAATGAAATTGTTATTTTAAACCCAGGAACTGATCTTGTAGATCATTTTAATATTGATGTTTTTGTTAAACCAAAGCTAACTGGTAAGTGGGAGTTATATACAAAATCGCCAAATTTATTTTTAGAATCTGGCTCAGAAAAAAAATACGAAATTAGATTAAACCCTAACAAACGTTATGAAATTAAATTCGGCAATGATATTAATGGTGCAAAACTTCAAACAGGAGATCAGGTAGCTTTATATTATCTAGTATCTCAAGGCCAGGACGGTGAAATTGGCCCTAGTTCTTTTACCCCTCAAATAAAATTAATACGCTATAACACCCTTCAATTTAATCAAATAGTTCAAGACCTTTTTGAAAATCAATTTAGATACCTCACACCAACTGAAATTAATAATCTTGTATTTGAAAACACGGTTAACTCTACACCAGTAAAAGCTGCTGAAGAAGCTGATGACATTCGCAAAACCGCACCTGCTAATTATCGTTCTCAATACCGTCTAGTAACAACAAGAGATTATGAAGTATTTGTTAAAACTAATTTTACAAATCTTTTAGCAGATGTTAAGTGTGTTAATAACTGGGATTATGTTGCTGGATATTTAAAATATTTTTATGACATTGGTTTAACAGAACCTTCTAAGACACCAAGAGCACTATTTAACCAAGTACAGTATGCAGATAGTTGTAATTTTAATAACGTCTATCTTTTAGTTGTACCACGTTCTGGTTCACAGAATTTTAATTATGTTGTTCCCGCTCAAAAAGAACTTATCAATTCCGCTATACTCGGAAGCAAAATGGCTACCACTGAAACGGTGTTTATAGATCCGATTTATAAAGCGGTTAGCATAGGTATAGCCTCATCTTTAACAGCTGCAGATCCTAGTATCGATGAAGAACTCTGCCGTCTTGAAGTTATTAAAAGAACGTCTTCCCGTCGAGACAATCAGTCTATTATAAATGATATAGTTAACGTATTCACAAATTATTTTAACCGGGACAATGTCCGTCTCGGTCAAACAGTTGATGTAAGACTACTCACCCAACAAATATTAGGAGTCGATGGAGTTGAAACTTTCTTTACAACCCGAATTGATGATACTTCAATTCGCAATGAAGGCCTTTCACTTTTTATTTGGAATCCAAATTACCCATCAAATGACAAACTTGTTACGTCTAATAATATACCCTTAAAGTACTTTGAATACCCTTTCTTTAATAACCTAGCCCTTCTACCTCAACGTATAAGTGTCACGGCAGTACCAACTGTTTTTGAAACTATTGAATACTAATTATGTTCCAAGCAAATTTTACTGTATCACCAAATATAGGAACAGTTTTAGCTACAGAGTTTACAGTAACAAATTTAACCTCTGGAGCTTCAGTTGATCAATACACCTGGGACTTCGGTATCGGAGATTTAGTTTATAATGTTGAAAACCCTACAAAAGTTTATAATTACCCAGGTGTTTATAATATTTCGTTAACTGCTATTGATTACGACGGTAATGCAAGCACTGCTTCTCAACAAATAACAGCAAACTTAGCATATAGAGATTATTTACGTTTTACTCAAATACCTGAACGATTTCCTGATCCAGGCCGTTTAACAGATGTTCCATTTAAATTCGATGTTATAAGTGCAAACCCAGACAAACCTTTAATTGTCGATTTATTTGCTTCTAACTCTCGTTCTATACCTTACCAGTATACCTCAGAACGTTGGGTATTTTTAACCCCGGTTTGGAAGTTCTTAGATAAAAATCAAAACTTAATTACTAGTCTCAGTATAGAACCAATACCTGTTTATAAAAACAACGTTGTAGTAGCAGTTTCTGGTACTGGAGAATTTTATTATGTTGACTCTTCTGGTACTGATAATCCAACTGAAAATTGCCCTATACTAATAACAGCCACTCTACAAACTTCAGGCTTTAGCAATCCACTAGATTCTAGTGTTTATCCTTACGAATCTTTTGCTAATAACGAAACAGTTCGGGGAGGCGTTATTTGGCAGGTTAATGACCTAAAGCCTACCCTTTTAAAAGTAACAGGCAATTATGTTGAAGATATTGACCCTTATCAATGGGAGGGAGTAAAAATTCCTGTACTTATTACAGCACATTCTAATCGCTCTCAAATTGTTTCTGGTAGTGAAGATTCAGTTAGTGAAGTTATATTTTCCTATCCGCTAACCAATTCAATTGGTAAACTTACACCTGTAAACTTAACTTTAACTAATCTTACCACTGGTGATTATACCGTTGATGAAGCGCCTCTATATTTTCAAAATACAGATGCAAAAAAACTACCAACAGGTGGATATATATTTACAACTGTAACAGGTATAACTTCAATTTCTGCTACAACAATAATCGCTCAAACTACGGCGTATAGTGATTATAGTTTTTCTCAAAACGAATTTCCTTTTCCGGCTGGTTATGCACCTAATACTTCAGTATGGGTCTCTAATCCAGAAAAAAACACTCTTAATAAAATTACTTTAGTACCCGATCCAGGTAATTGCAATACAATCAATTATTTTAAAAATAGAGGTATATTAACAGATGGTATAATAAAAGAGATACAAGTCCCTGCACTCTCATCATCAAATACTTTTAATTATGAACTGTCCGGATTCTCTGGTATATATGGTGTTGCCATAGATCCTCGCAATTATGATTTAATTGCTGCTGATGCTGAATTAGATCGTTTGTATCGTTTTTCAAATACCGGTGAATTATTAAAAACTTTTGAACTATCGAGTTTAAATGACTACGACCCTAAAAAGAAAATGTATGAATTTTGGACTTGGAAAACCCCTCCTCCCGCCCTATCTTCTACACGATTTACTTTTTATAAACCTACCCCTTTATCACCTAATAGAGCAAATTACATAGTTCAAGCCGGAGGTGTTATATTGCCACCAGAAGTAATTGAAATTGATCCCTATAGAGGCATTATTCGTATTTTAGTTGCCCCTAGTGTTTGTGGACAAAACTATGTAGAACAATTACAAAACTTTCAAGCTGGATTGTGTTCTGCAAACTTTAATGAAAACATGTATTTCGCTGAAGATATTAATATTGATGTTATTCAGCTTTTCAATCCTGTTCTTCCAACAAAATACATTTCTTCATTAATGTATTGGACTTCAGCTAGCACAGGACCCACTTCCATATTTCCTTTAACAGATAACCCTTCCCTATCTACTGACCCTAACTATTATATTGTTTCCGTAGATGGTTTGGTTCAAAGACCAAGCAGCTATACAATAAATGATATCAATAAAACTATAATTTTAGATACTCCAGCTCCCGCTAACACAACAGTAAACATTGTGTATATGCCCTTAATACTCCCACCAACAAACTGGATTCAAACATTTAATACCACAACTACTGCTTTTGTTTTAACAGGTGCAATAAACCAGCAAAATTATATAACTGATCCACATTCAAGCTTTTTAGTTAATATAGGCGGCGTTTTACAAAACCCAGAAACTTATAGTTATGATATAGACAATCAAAGGCTTATTTTCAATGTCAACCTACCTCAGGCAGTGCCCATTTCTGTAACTCAATTAACAGTAGAAGAAAATATAAATGCTATAGCAGCTTATACTCCAGCATACGTTTCTCTCGATAAAAACTACAACATATGGGTTTCGTTGTTTAATTCAGTTTCAGTTTTAAAATTCGACCCTAATTTTAATTTATTGTTTACAGTAGCTCCAACAGGTATTAGTTGGCCTCTAAGATCTTGGACTATACCACCAGAAGGTATTGACTACCAAGCATCAAGATTTGGCGATATCACTAGAATGTCTTCATTATCTAATGATGAGCCTATAGACTTTTATACGGACGAATTTTTCTTAAAACCTCCTGTTGCTGAGACAGATAAAGATAATAACTGCTGGGTAACTTATGCTAACCCCCTTTGCTGCATTTTAGTTAAATATAGCGAAAGCGGTACATCATTAATTGAAATACCATTAAGCAAATATAGTACCCCTATTAATTTAGCTGTTAATTCTCAAAATAATATTTGGGTATCTAACTTCCACGGATCAACTTATTCTAATACCCCACTTTCCGGTAATATACAACTCTTTGATACCAATTCTGGTCAGTTACTAAAAACAGTTAGTAATATAAGCCGGCCAGGTAACATTTCTTTAGACAGAAAAAATAATCTATGGTTTACCCACGGTCTTCGCAGATTTGGTTATTTCGACACTTCAACAAATACTTTATGTGCTTGGGTTATTGATTTGTCGGGCGGATTTACTCAGTTTGAAATACCTTCTGCTTATGATGTTGCAACACTTGAAGATTTTGACGAACTAGATAATAGAGAAGATAACGAACTAGGAGGACTAGCAGTAGATGTTTATGACCGAGTTTGGATTCTTGATAGTATGACTAACTTTGCATATGTTATTTCTGCAACACCAAATTTCTTTCTTTACCCTATACGCTCTTTTAAAATTATACCAGACGTTACAATCGGTTATTATACCGATATTAACACCGGTGGCACCTACACCCAAGAAGGGGATTACTATTATCGTTCTGCTCAGGCAACCGGAGACTGGACAGGAAACAGATGGTATCAAAAATACGCCAACCCTCAATCAATTTCTGCAATACCAGTTTCAGGTGTTTCTACTCCATTTTCTATAAGCCCGTTCGTTAATAATCATCAAATACGGAGAGTAAATGAATCATTTAATATGGCAGAGTATTATAAATCTCTTGCATTACCAGAAATTTTAAATTCAAATACAATTTTATTTGATAAGTTTTTCCCTGCTACTGTTGGCACTGGTAATCTTTCTGCTAATGAAGACCACGGACAAGTAACTTATGAAAAAATAGCAAACTTTGTTTTAAATCATTCAGATATTGATACATGTAATATTGATCAGTTGTTATCTTTAGCTGAAGAAGTAGCTGTACCTGCATCTGACTATGCAGCAGTATATCCAACAGATATTCGTAATATGTTAGATATTGCATCTGTTTCCCGGGCACGTCTATGGGGCATTAAAGATGAAGTACCTCTTCTAACACAAAGTATTGGTAAAGAATATAATACACAAACCGACTTATTAACAGCTGGAACTAGAATAGTATTAAAGAGTAAATTTGATAATACCTTAAGCTTACTACAAGTACCCCCACTATCAACCGGAGAAACTGTATACTATCCTGCTCAATTCACCGGATTTAATTTAATTGATCCAGTAACTGTAAATTATATCTTTTATCGCTTCGAACCAGCTTATACAGGTAAGTATATAGAAAACCTAATAGATTGGGATTCCCCTTATACCACGCAAACTAGAACAGCTTCAACTCTTGAAGAATGGTATGGCGCAGGAGGTGCATTAGAAAATGCATTTAGATACCTGTTAACTAAGAATTTATTTCCTAAATAATCTATAGTGAGTATCGGTACACAACAAACTTTACAACGTTACGCTAGACCTTTATTTGTTTCTTCTGCGACAAGTGATAAGGATGTGCCGTTCTCTTTTCGGGACTGGTATGCTGCTTATCAAGGAATTATACCCGGACAAGAATACAAACAATATAATGAGTATCTTACAAACTGGTATAAAGAAAAAGCTCTACAAGTAACAAATCCAAAGATACAACTTCGTTTAAATTACCTCACTCTTTTAAAACAGCTTCAATTATTCTTTACAAAAGAAGAGGCTGAAAATTGGTATAATAAAGTCGATATAACAAATGATAAAGAATTACTTTTAGCTATTCCTTATTTTGCTAGAAAGCTAAAAGATATTGCTTTATACTATCTACAACTCCGAGACAACATAAAAGAATCCCGTTTAAAATACAATCAAGTTGGTACCGGTTCAGGTATAATTCAACAGATTCAAAAGTTTCTTTTATTAAATTATACCCAAAAGCCTGACTCTTCTATATCTTTACCTTCTTCAATTTGGAGAGAAGTCCCTGAATTAAGCAGCGTTAAAGATTCTATTACTGTTCAAATTGAAGAGTTATATGACACAAAGCATTATTTTGATCAATCTCCTACAATGCCTGTGTCTGCTTATTATGACGTTAATAATGCTGAACTGCAAAACTTTTTAACCACTAAAGGCTTAACTTTAACGTCAACAGAATGGATTTATAAACTTGGAGTACATCCTTTATCAGCAAGTTACACTGAATTAAGCGGAGGAGACCTAACAGATTTAAGTTTACAAATAGCTGAAAAGTATCTTAGTCAAGACAAATATCTTTCTACGTCTCCTAGTTTTAGCGCACGTACAGATTTTTATGAAGTAGCTCTTTCCCCCGGAAATAATTTTTTATATTGGCCTATAGGGGCATATCAATCAAAGGCTAAGACAAATCCGCGTTATGAGTCAGTATTTATTAATGAATCCGGGCTTTCAACCGGTGCTACTGCAGGTTCAAGTTTAGAAGTAGCCGATACTGTTTTTATAAAAACTACAAGGGGGGTTGAAGGAGCTTGGTTTAGAAATCATTTATATGATTATAAAACCGAAAATATGTATGCTGAACTTGCAGCAAATACTAAAACAACATTTCGCTTTCCGTTTCCAGGCTATGGTTTATCCGCTTCTGATATTGAATGGACCGGATTTGATTTAACATATAACCCTCAATTTTTCTTTTTAGAATCATCGATACAACAAAGCGTAGAAAATGCTTACTGGTCAACAGCTATTGATTTAACATCTAATAAACCTGTCGCATTAAACGATACAACTTTAGTTGAAAATCGAGCATATCCAAACCTTGACTATAATCGAGCCGATAAAATAAAATTATGGTCAGCCCCACCAAGTTATACTGAAACAGTATATTCTGGAGAAACAAAAGAGGCTTGGCTTTATCGTTACAACCAAACCGATATTTCAATTGCTTTATCTGGCAACTCAGTAATTGTTTGGCCCTATGAAAGCATAGACCCTAATAATGATTTTCCATCTTATTATCCAGAAAATATCGCTGAAGTATGTCAACCTTTGCCGGTATCAGCTGTTAACTTTTCAAGAGCTATTGCCGGTAACGCTTTATCAGGCGCGGACATAATTTACAAACTTTCAAATTATAAAGATACCCCTGATTTAGCTATTGAGTGTTGTTGGTTGTCAGGAGCACCTAATGGTTATCCAGAAACAAAAATTGTTAATACTATTCAAGGAGAATTACAGTTTGTTGCAGCTCCTGGTTTATATACAAGATTTGTTTGGGACGGGCCAGATTTTACTGATGCTAATACAATATTTAAAACTTTAAGACATCAGCCAGATTGTAAGTTTGCTAATACAAACAATACAACATATTTAGATTCTAATCTTTGTACATGTAAGCAAGTATTATTTACCCCGTTTGGTCACCCTGGTCAAAGCTACAGCGATAACAACGGGTTCGCTGATTTTATTATCGAAAATAATTTTGACCCTCAAACATTAGATCTTTCTAACTGGAGAGACTCATCTGGTACTGCATATATACAGAGCTCAGCGTTTGGTTGGTATAGAACTAATACTAACATTGGGTGGGGAGATGGTCAATGGTACACAGGTTCTTTAAGTGCAGGGAATAATTTTTATTTACAAAATGGTAAAGCATATGTTTACTATAGAGCTAATGTTACAAAGCAAGATAAAGAAGAAATTAATCTACCTGAATATGTTTTACGCTACCCTTATAATAAAATAAGTCAATCCTGGATTAAAGCATTTAAAAATGAAAATAACGAATGGGTAAGCTCCAATCAACCAACAGGTATGATATTGTATCCCGGAGACATTTTATTATATCAACGAGCTCAATCTACTAGCTACAATTTAACTGGAGCAATTTTAGAAACTATTGATATATCTGAAAACAGAGGGTCTGTTTGGTCTGATTTTGATTACATTAGTATCGATCCAACAAAACAAGTTGTATTAAATTACCCTTACCAAACAAATTCCCCTCTTTCAGCTTATGGACAATACCCTGCTGTAAGTCTTAATAATATTTTAAGAATTGCTGGATGGACTTTAACACCACCTACCGGGCCCGCCCAGACATATCTTAACACTAGCTCTCTACTTTTTACACCTACACTGACAGGTGTTTATACTGCTTCTGTAACAGCAGTTTCAGCTACAAGTCTTGGCTTAGGTACATATACAAGCACTACATCAGGATTTTATATTTTTACAAACATACCACCCATTACTGCAATATCTGATAAAGCCTTAGTTCCCACTCTTACAAGCTATTCAACTCCAGTACCCGGGTATGTTCTAAATACGCCTTTAAGAGGCTGGGATTATAATTTAGGCAGAGTTAATAATTTTGCTCTACCATCAAACACCGGTGCAAAACCTTACTGGGCTAAAACATATTTAGATAGAAATGAATTTACAGGTTACAAAGGAATTAATTCCTGGGGCACGCCTCAACGCTTTCTTGACAAGTATAATATAATAACCCAACCTGAAATTTCTGATATAGTTTTAGAAACTGGTAATAAAATTGAATATACCCGTAATAACCCTGTCAATCTATTCTGGACTCAACCTGTTGATTTGACAGTTACAGTCGATAAAAACGAATGGTGCACTTTAAACGTTGTTACTACCGGTGAGTCAAATCTTGAATATCAGTTAAACAATTTTAAAAACGATCTAGTAGTTTACCCAACATCTGCTACCTCTTATCTTCAATTTGAAAGTTTTATAGATAATGAACCTACTGAAGTTTATTATAACGCTATTAATGCATTTACTTGGAATATAACTGCAAATCCTGAAATACCAGAAACTGTTTACCAGACACCATCAGCTCTTTTAACTTTAGAAACAGTTCAACCTTGGGCTAATCTTCCAAATAAAAATTACCCAACGGTTGCAGCGTTTCCAAGTTTTGAAGAACTTTATAGTATTACCGATACCGGTGGCTTCTTTGTACCTTCAAATATCGGAGCTTCTGTATATGTAGAACAAGACTATACAGCTACTTTAGATCCTTCATCTACTGCTCTTAAAAGTTATTTTGAAAATATTAAACAAACCTACAACAATCGAGGTTTAACTAAACAAGATCAAACTATACCTTATACAAATTATACTGAAAATAATATCTGGTTAAAAGAACCTCTATTTACAGGACCAATAGCTGGTACAAATAAAAAATCAGTATTTAAAAAATATCAAAAATTCTTACCGTACCAGTCCGGTTATGAATCAAACCCAAGACTCAAAATTGGTCTTTTAAATCCGCAATCTCGACAAACACCTTGGGGCGGTAAAGAAGATTCTGAATGGACCGATTTACAAAACAAACCAACCTCATTTGCAGGAGAGTTAGATGTTAATACCTGGGCAGATTCTCAAGTATTAAAACAAACCGGCCTTCAAATTGATAACTGGAATACAGATATTTTCGGTAATCAGTACGGTTTATATAAAAATTTAGAAGGGGTATTACCTTATAATAGAAAATTTGTAACCGGTGAAATTTGGGTTCGTAAAAATTCGCAATTTGTAGAACCGGCATATCAAAGCCTTAAAAATATTTTTGACACTTATACCGGAACTAATCTCATTAACGAATTAACCGGTACTGGAATTCGTAAAACTGACGTATTCTTTGATACTTTGCTTGTAGAAACTTCCGGTACTGTTATTTTCGAACGAATTAATTACGACTATAATACAGATAATATCTTTAGTGTTGCTGATGAAGCTCGCTACTTATCGTTAGCAATGCCGGTATCAACTAATCTCGATAAAGAATTTGCTAATCAAAATCTTTCTCAATTTACATTTGCTAAAGCTGGAGATACTTGGTTCTTTCCTGAAGAAAAACTTGTAGCTCAATCAGTTTGCGGTTTACAAAATAGTATTTTAACTCCAGAAATTTATCAATTAGACATTAATAATCAAAACCTTAAAAAAATCTTCCCAGTTATTGCCGACGATATTCTAAGTATAACTTCTTTATCAAGTTTAGGTTTAATATATATCGATCCACCAACACTGTCTCATAACTCCTTAAAGAGAGAATATCTTTTAACTATATTTGGTAAAAATAGTTCAAATCGTAATATAATAATTGAAATTTCTATAAGCGATTTAACTACTAAAACTATAAAGAATATTACAGTTTACAACCCAGTTGAAAATACAGTACCAGTTAATCCACCTTTTATATCTCAAATATTACGTACTGATGTTTCTATAACTAACCTTGAATTTGAAAATGCTTTAAATTTTCAAGTTGTAGCAGAAAACGGACCTGTAGTATTTGAAAAAGTTTCAGGGCCTTCTTGGATTAATCTATCACCAACCGGTCTATTTACAGGCACACCTCCCTTTGCAACCACTTTATATAATACTATTTTTAAAGCTACAAACTCTGTTGGACCAACATTTTATTCATTTATAACTAACGTCACCTATACTGAAATTCTAACAATTTACTACATGTATACTGAAGGTTACGAGCTCTCAGGGAGTGACGGGTTTGTTCTTCAAGAGGACGACGGACAAATAATCGTAGGGGTTGAATAATTGAATAAATAAAGTATATGGCCGATAGAAGAATTACCAGTCTTGTAGAAACGTTACAACCAACAGTAAACGACGTTCTTCCTATCGTAAACTCAAATATTACTAAAAAAGTAACTGTTGACAATTTAGTTAAAGCTAGTGCTTTTTCAAATAACGCTATTCGTAATTTAACAAATATTGATACATCAATTACCCCTAATACTAAATTTTTACCAGTACAAGACGTTGGTGGAACCCTTGGTAGTGTATCAGTACAAAATCTTTACCCTATAGTAGTTAATACATCTACAATTAATTTAACTTGGAGCAACAATACACGTAATTTACAAGCCTCTATTATAGCTGGATCAATTAACGGAACACATTTAGGAACCGGGGTTATACAAACATCCGCAATTCAGGATGGAGCTATAACAGAAGCAAAAATTGACCCTAATGCCAAGATTCGAGGTGCTACAGGTGGAGGGACTGACAGAGTCTTTTACGAAAACGATACCGTTGTAACAACAGCTTATACCATTACTTCCGGTAAAAACGCTATGACAGCAGGTCCAGTTACTATTAACGACGGAATTGCTGTAACAGTTCCAGATGGATCAACCTGGACAGTGGTCTAATAAATATTATATATGCCAACAACAATTTCAGGAACAACAGGGGTCAGTCAAATACAAGATGGAGTTATAACTGACGCTGATATTAATGTATCTGCAAATATAACCGGGTCAAAATTAGCAGCTAATACAATTACTTCTACTCAGCTTTCTGCTAACGTAGTTACTGCTGATAAAGTAGCAACTGGAGCAGTAGTACGAGTGACGCAATTTGTAAAAAGTAATCGACAATTTTATTCATCTGTAATATCAAATACATCCGTAATTCCTACAGTTACTACCGGAGCTCAAGTATTATCAGGATCAATAACACCCTATACAACAACAAATCAAATTTTAGTAAAAAGTATATTAAATCTCACTACAATTGGGGCCCCAAACGTATGGGCTATGTATTTTCGTAATACAACATGTATTGGGGCTACTAAAGTAGCCCCAACAGGCGATAATTACGGTCAACAGATAG